TAGCCCCGGGAATCGGCCAAAGATCCATCCGTTTTACCGCGATGTGGTATTCGACCTGAGTACTGCGAAGCTGTTTATCGACTTGCTCTAGACCTTGCATCTGGTAGTAAACATCCCACCGCAGTTTGCCACTATGAATGAGCCAGTCCAGCAAGGGTTGCCTTCCTTTGTCGACCCACTGGCGCGCATTGAAATATTTGCTGCATTCATCAAGGACAATCACGCCGTTTTTTTCCTCGTCGATTTCATCGCCCTCGTACCCCTTGCCTAAAACGTCCATGTCTTCAGCAGTGGGAGTGTCGGGCAGACGAATGATTGTCCCCTTATGCCATGGGCCGACGACGGCTGAAATGTTGATATCCATATTGGTGGCAACGCGCCGGCCTTGAATAAGGGCATCCCGAATCAGGCCAGCGCAGAAAAGGCCCTTGCCGCTGCGCTTTTTGCCGGTGACTGCGAAATCGGTCATACACCACCTAGCCCGGTTCGGGGGTTGTGTGGCAAGTAAGCTGCCATCGTGTTGATCGTCCATCTATAAACCGACGCGGAAACTCGCGCGGTGACGATGAAAGCAAAAATCTGCGAGATGGAAGCCGGTAGAAAGAAGGTGGCCATCCCGAGCGATCCAGGCATCGACACGCGAGCGCCAAGAATGGCCGCTTTGATCGAAAGCGTAACGGCAAGGAACAGAGCAGCCGCTGCAACGAGAAAGCCGGTAATCAAGGCGTAATTGATTGCCTTTTCGAAGGCCATCCGTCCAATGAGCCACGTTGCAACAGACGATACGACCGAACCGAGAAGCCCGACGATCCAAGCCCACAAAGGTGCAATGACTGGCATTTAATTTTGCCTCGTAGTAATGCCGCCGGTAAGCATGACGAAAACGCCGGCGACGAGAAGGAACCAAATTACATACTCCGAAATCACGCTGATTTTCTCTGCCGTGGGGCAAATATCAAGTGTCCATGTGCGACCGCCAATGGTGGCGGAATAGGGAGAACATCCTTGACGAGTCACAGGCTCGAACCAGCCGGTTTTCATCGCGGCTTCCCACGAATTGCGCGAATCCAGGTCTGGCGTGAACGTCCCTTCCGAAGCTGCCTTGAATTTGTCATTCTGCTCCTTTAATTCGGTGTCCGATTCTGCCGATTGCTTCGCGTCCTCAATCGCGGTGTAAGCCGTATTCGCAGGGTCCGTGAGAGACTTGATGTATTCCATGACCTTAAGCTGGGTTTCCTCCTTGTTCATGTCGCCTTTACAGATTTGCAACTGCGCATTGAGTCGGCAGAAATCGGACGATTCTTTACCGTCACCGCTGCTAGGCGTGGCACTCCCGGCGTTGCTTGTGGTTCCAATCGGACCCGCCATACCAGCCCCTCCGCCCGTTGCTGGAGTGTTGGTGATCTGCTGTTGGGTGTCCTGGACTTGATAAACCGCGTCTTTGGTATATGTAGTTTCGGTTGTGCGGGTAGAGCCATCGGGGAATTGTTCAGTTTGCGATGAGGTGCGAACAACTGGCGCACTAGACGGGGTGCCGGCTGGCACGCACGCCACTGTACCCGATGAACTAGTCAGTACGCCCTCACCGGCAAGGCATTTCGGGCGGTGATTCGGAATTAAGGGCGCTGTTGAGCCAACAGATTCATCGATCGAACATGTCGCGCCGGTAAGAACTCCCGTTCCGTGACACGTAATCGGCTTGGGATTATCGACCGTCCCGACTTGTGCCGGGCAATTGGAAATGCTGGTCACGTTGAAACTACATGTGCCATTACACCGATTCGAGCCATTGGTATAAGGATTTGCGCCCGCGCCCACAACGGCATTTGCGCCCACAGAATAGCCAGAGAAAATAGAAAAACTGATTGATTCACCCGATTGACACGGCGGCGCGACACACACCCCCGATTCATTACGAACCTGCCCATCCGGGCAATCAGGACGGGTACAGCTAGTGCCACTAAGTGTCCAACCCCCGGTTTCAGGACACACATAGCCGTTTCCCGCAGCTTGCAAAGTACGCTGCCACGATCCGGTGCCGCCCTGGTAGTAGGTCCCAGTGCAAATCACATCACCGTTCGCGGGATTTTCGGGATGGACTTTTGACCAACTGGTATATGTATAACCAGAATAAAACTGGATATATCGTTGACAAACCGATAGTGCCGCAGCCGAAAACGTCGTCGAAACATTATTGCTATCTTTGAACAAATAAGTTGACGTCGCCGCAATGGTTTCAGCTTTAGCGGGGCTGAATATCAACGACAGCAGGAGCAGGAGCAGGAAGCGGGGCATTTTGTGATGGCGGAGGTGGGATGCTGGGTTGTTTGACTTCTAACCAGTAGTGGGGCCGGGGTTCAAACTCACGCGCAGTCAGCCAGGTGGGCAACGGGCGAGACTTAGCAGCCTTGTCCGAACGAATGACATGGGCCTTGAGATCCTGATACGCTTCCCATTCTCCGGAATAGCTGAAAGGCGAAAAAAGGGCCAGCACAAGGCCAGCCCCTTTTGCCGTAAGAGGCAGACGAGGCATATTAGACCGCCTTGTTTGCGCCCTTCTTGAACAGCTTAATCAGCACGAAGCCGCCGGTTGCCAAGGCAACGATCGGCCACATGGCGGCAAGAACGTCGGTCACATTGCCCGAGATCGTACTAAACGCCGTGGTGGCTTCAGTCGGCAGGGCAGCATGAGCCGAGGCAACGACACCGGACATAAGGCCGGCACCGGCCAGCAATTTTTGTTGCAGTTTGTTCATGGTTTTCTCCAGATGAACAGTTACCCAAGAACGAAAGTGTTCATGAGCTTGGGGAATCCCCACCTGAGGGGCCGCTCGCGCAGCCCCCCAGGTGGGGCTTCACGCAATGTGATTAAGGGCTTCTCGAAAACGAGTTAAGGTAAAGCCAGCGGCAAAGCCTAAACACCAGCAGCTCACAAGCTGCGCAGCCAGCAAGCCAATATCTGTCGACGTCATGGGCGGTACCCCGATTTGAAGCCCGCGAAGGCAGCGAAGAAAAGGGCGATCGGTAGTAGAAGGCTCTGGACCGGCCATTGATCCACGCCTTCGTTACAGTTGAGTAGCTGCGTAGTACCTGCGACCGTGACCGGATCCGCAGACGTAAGCGGATTACTAATAACCGACCAGGTAACAAGGCCGGAACCGGAAATGAACGGCGCAGATGAAAACGACGTGATGGCGTTCCCCGATAGAGCCGGCACCGATGCGGCGAAGGCATCAAGCGCACTCGCGGTGTCGGCATGGCAAACGCCGTTCCATGCGTAGCCCATCTAGCTGTACCGCCAGAGGTCGACCGCCGCCCACGTAAGCGGAATCGACAGACCGACGAAAAACCACATTAAACGCGTCATTTGAATTATCCGCACTGGAGGGCAGCCCAATGGGCCGCCCGTCACGTTAAGCCGCTTTCCGCGCAATTCCGATAACGACCGGCTGCAACTTGCCGCCCCGGTTTTCCATGTCCGTGTCCACATCCAGGACGCAGGGAAACTTGCAACCCGAAAATTGTTCGAGCGCTTCAGGCTTCAAGGAGACTTCAGACGGCTCGAAGCCGTAGCCCGAAATGTTCAAACCCTCTTTGGAAAAGGGCCGAATGGATTGCATGACGAGCAGCGTCGCCATGTCATAAGGTTGCTTTGATGCCTTGCCGACGCCTTGCATTCGGCGAACGCCTAAAACGGTGACTTGCATTTTGTAATCCTCTAGTAAGATGTGTTTATTGGATCCAACGCCGACACGTTACACTATTACACAAATGAAAGTCAAGCCCATGTTACAAACAAATTTATGGAAAACCGTTAAGCTGCATCCACAGCTACACGCCTCCCTTAAAGCGCAGGCAGCCGCGAACGGATTACCGCTATCTGATCTGCTAGAGACAATATTGCAGGACTGGCTACGACGTCAGGGCATCCAAACCCCTCCCGTTGTCTATCGCAAAGCCACATCACACGATCTGTTTCTAGCTGGAGGTTCCAATCCTCGCGACGATCCTGATTAATGCGCGCCCTTACCCCGTCCCACTCCCTGATTATTTGTGACATAACAATATTCTTACGTCCGGCCTGGGATTCCGCTACCGGCTTGCGAACCAATCGCACCGTTGAAAACTCACCCTGGCCGACGGCAGCCAGGCCCCAATGGCTAGGCGTGACTTCTCCGGTATCCTTGTTTTCCCATCCCCCACCCTTTGCCCGCTTGAACGCCACCGAACCCTCCTCACCGTGGCGCATATCCTTAGGCAGTTTCCACCATGCAACTATGCGCTTTTCAACTTTATTCAGCCCGCCGATACCATGCAGCCGAAGCCCCTTGGGAAATTCCGCCTGCCCTTTTGATTCAAATTTGCTGGCGTACTTAGCCACATAACCAACCGGATTACGAACCCGGTCAACGCCAGTACTGCCATGCTTCCACCAGCCCTTTTTATCAGGGTAGGGAATACGCCAGCGCTTTGGAATCCACAAGAGGACGTGATAATGCACGGCGCCGCGCTTCTGGAGTTCGGCAACCCAGACGTAGGGCAACTTTGTACCAGGCCGTCCGCCTAACGGTTTGCGACTAGCCCACTTTTGGACCACATCCATAAATTTTGAAATATGGTCAGGTTGCCACTGGTCATCACGCTCATAGGTCAGCGTTACCATGATTGGCGTCCAAAGAACCGACGACGCCTTGAGACGATCATTGACCAATCGCGCCGTGGTCATCACGCCTTTCTTCAGGCGATAAACCCGCGCCAACGTGGTATCCAGCACGACGGATTGACCGCCGCAAATTCCTTGAGGTATCATTTAACTACCGTGTTTTAAGCGCCAGCCAAGGCGCACCGTGTTTTAGAACCCCCGACGCCAATCGGGGGTTTTTTTTTGCTAGGCGCAAGTTTCCACTTTTACCGCCGCATAGTCAAAAGCCACATCAAAGGCAACGCCTGACGGCGACTGTCGGACTTGTTGTAAAACAGACAAGCCCCGCGCGGCTTCGCCGCGCAACCCCATCCGAAACGACCGCCCAAAGCAGGATCAGACGAAGATCAAAGGCGGTTTTTAGAGGGGAGGGGGGTTTCACCGCGAGACAATGAATGACCGATTGAGCGGATACCCGCGACGGCGACTTACCGCCCTCAGAAACCGGCCTCCGGCCTTCCAAAACGGAATAACTTCAAAAGGCATTCCGTTTCGGATTTCCGAGCCTCTGTAAGATCGCCTGCTAGTCACTTGCCACAACAGGGACAAACGCCCGCCGCCTTGCGCTCTTTCCGTAATTTGGCCTGGCGTTGCGCGCCGGTCATTGCTTCAGGGCCGGCCGATGGCCGGCCGGGTTTCCGCTTGAATAGATCTGGTGTTTTGGACGCCGCGCCGGTTTTCTCTTTTGACATCAGTACCACCCATCCCGAGAATATAGGCCTTCGCAAGTTTCGCCGACCTCGACGCCTGCTTCGTCAATGTACGAAGTGCGCCACACCGTTGAACCAGTCGGAATAGATCCCGGCGCATCGAGCGCCTGAATGCGACAGTCGTGATACTCAGCAAACAGCCAGTTGCCACACTTACCGTTTAGGCCTTCTTCCCAAATGCATTTCATCAATTGGCGAGGAGTGCGACGAGTATTGAAAACCTTGCGCATGTTGTCACACCCTGCCTTTTGCCGTCGCGGCAATCGACAGAAGAAGCTCGCGGAACTCCGGTGGCGTGGCGTTGCGGATGCGTGTTTTGTCCTTGCCGCCCACCATTGCCATCATGCCGATGCGCCGCGCTTTCTCGTAGCCATACCTAGCCAGGGCCACAGGATGGATACGCTGCTCGCTTGGTCCCCATTTCAATTCTGGGAGTTCTGTTCCTACGGCATACAGCCAGGTAGCCTTCCGGCTCATATGTCCGTAGTGGCCCTGTTCAACATAGCACGTCCAGCCGCCGAATTCGTCAGCCTTCACCCAGCCGCCTTGCTTGGGCGGTATATTCAGTCCAAAGAAGCGCCAAGCGTGCGAGTGAGCCGGATGCTCAATCACCCCACCATAGTTCCGCACGGCTGTCAGCGCAGAAGCAAAGCACCCGCCATCCTCGCCAAGCCGGAACTGATTCGGATTGTTCGGTGCTCCGTGCCAGTAGCGGCCCCAACGTTGGCAGGGCGGGTGCGCGACTACAGGCTTAGGGCCACAGTAGCGCCTGGCGTCCTTAAACTCGTCCCAAGGCTCAACGCCAGGAAGTCCAAAGTATGCGCCATCGGTCTCAACATAAAGGGCGGCAACCTTGTATTCAACAACAACCCACGGATGATTTAACATTTTGAACCCCTTTCATGTTTCGTTACGGTAACGATATTATCTATTAAAAAGGCATGCAATGCAAGCCTTTTCGTTATCATAACACTAATAAATTTCGATTGAATAGTGAATCGTCATAGCGTACCGCTATGAGAACGCGCCGAGGGACTCAAGCCGCCGCCAATGCTTCAAGGCTTCGTGTTCGGGAAGTTTGGTCAGGAGATGGGCCAGCGGGTGTTTTGGCTCGCGTTTGGAAGCCATGTTGGTCTTCTGGCGCATCTTGGCAATGTAGTCATATCCGACAATGCCATAGAACGCCCGAAGGAGCTTGTTGGGTGGCGGGGGCAGGTAACGACCTTCGACATGCCAGTTGGAAAGGACTGTAAACATACCCACCGCTTTGGGGCAATTGCGATTAATGAATCTCTGTTCTGTGTAGTAAGCCGCGTAAAGAACCATAGACACATACAACTTCGGATCAC